GCATCGTAAACTAACTTATTACGATATCTCATCATAACATCACGAAGATATTGTTCTGCCTTAACTTTAGGTAGATTTCCTACATCAATATAAAAAATACGACGCTCAGGTGCTCTTGAAAGTCTGTAGATGACAAGACTATCCTCAATCATTCTTAGTTGATTGAGTGCTTTAATTGCCTTATGTAAATATGATAGAGTTGATCCCTTATTTCTATCTACAAGACCCGATGTGCAGTATGCGATTGAATCTCTTGAGAATTTAATGCCTTGAGTATTCGACCCACCCATTGCTCCTGGGTTATTGGTCGGAAATGCCATTTTTGGATTATATAGAAAATATTCTTCAATCTCTGGGAACTGATAATCCATAGGATCATCAACATTGGCATTACCCATCCTGTATTGATCCTTATCAGTTTTCTTTTGCTGCCTTACATATCTTATTTTCAGTGCATCAATATATCTTAATTCTTTAATTCCTTCTTCAGGTTTCTTTAGATCTATTACTTTATGATAGTATAGACGTCCATCAACATACCAATTCCTATAAATCTCGTGCGATTTCTTATCAAAATCTAATAACTCTAGAATATATTTGAATTCTTCTCTAATCTTTTTCTTAATATTATCACTAGCATTTAAATTTGATAACTCAACCTCAACGGGACTATCGTTAGAATCCGAAACAATTGCTTCATTCACGATATCTTCAATGGCACTATCACATTCTGGGTGAAGTGCCATTTCACGATATCTTTTAATCAGATCATATTCAGTTCTATAGATACCTTCAATATCTACATAAGATCCGAAAAAACCACTCGTTAAATAATGGTCAACCCCGTCCTCATTATTTTGAGGAACGGGGGAAAGTGTAGTTTTTGATTTTTTCTCGTTATTATCTTCAATAGAGAAACCAAATAGTTTTGCCATGAATAAAGTTTAATATGCTTCTACTATTTATTAACTAATTGCGATTCCAGTTTGATCGGTAGCACCACCACTATCTTGCTGAGAACCTGCGGTCCAGTAGTTAACTTGGAACTCTACAGTATACTCCTCAATTGTATCAGAAGTATCGTATGAAAGATCAATCTGAGAAATGTTGGTTGGGAAAATATCGTAGAATAGATAAGTTCTCAGTGGAGTGATTGCCTGACCAGCTTTGTCACCAAAGTTGGTTGTTGATGCTTCCATTCTATTGGAACCACCTCTACCAAGTTGGTGAACAACAGCATTGGTCATATAAGATGCTGGGTTGGTTGCACCACTGTTGTTATCAAGTTTGCTGATTCCATTCATCCAAATCTCAAATGCAGATCTGAGTTTGAAATCTTCGTCGTTGATAACGGTAACAGTCCAAGTATCGAAAGTTCTGTCTCCAGCAACTTTCATAATTCTCCCTCTAAAGGGAACATCAATGGGTGCAATGTTTGAAGCGGGAAGAGCAGCTGCTTTACACATAAAATTGAATGTTTCCTGATCCCAGTCAGCGCCACCAGCGGCGACTGGGAAGTTCGGAATATCAACTTCAAATAGATTAGGTCTAGCACCGCCACCTGCTAGTTTTGATTTAAACCCCGTGATAGTTCTAAGGTTAGACATTTTGAAATCCTCCTTCTGTAATTAATTTATGCTAAAAATCAAACTCTTCCGGCAACTTCTTCGAAGCTCACACCTGTGCGGGTTGCCACAAATGTTAGCGTCACAAAGTTGATAGATTTGGCAGGTTTCAGATAGATATCTGCTCTGAACTCATTATTATCAATAATATCAGGAGTGTTGTTTGTTTCGTCACAAACTACGAGGAAATCATATATTCCTCTCTTTGCCTGAACATCGCGGAGGTATGGTTCAACGATATTTACAAAGTTTGCTCTTGTGATCTGATCATTCAACTCAAAGAGTTGTGCTTGAGCAGTTCTCTCAAGTGCTTGCTCAACTGTCAAGAACAATCTACGAACGTTAATTCTATCAAAAGCAGATGCAAATCCTAGAGCAGTCTTATCACCGAATAAGAGAACTCCAATTCCAGGTTGATTAACAATTGAGTTAATTCTTAGTGGATAGAGTTGATCTCTCTGTGCTTTATTTGGATTGTATGCAAGTTTAATCGCATTGTTCAGAATTCCTCTTTGCTGACCTGCTGGTGAGAACCAAGGGAATGCAAAGATTGAAGTTCTTACACAAAGTCCAGCAACATCAGGGTTGCAAGGAATATAACGGAACTTATTATTGAATCTGTCAAAAGTATACTTATATCCACTATCAAAAATTGCATAAGATGATGATGGTAAGTAACTAAAGAATTCGATAATGTTATCAGTTTGAGTATCTGTACTTGTAATATCAACTACATCTCCCCTATGTGGAGAAATAACTGCAATACAATCTTTTCTACCATCGGCAATAGAGATTAATTCTGCTGCTTTTGCTCTAGATTCATCTTTATCACCAAGACCAGGCCCCATAATCAGGTAATCTACCTGAACTTCATCTCTATTATCAAAGAGTCTGTATGAGGTAATTAGATCTCCTAGTGTTGCAGTCATTCCACCAGTTGCACTATAATCAACGCCACCACCAAGAACATATGTACGATTACCTAGAGCACTAAAGATTTTATCTTGTGCTGGTTCGTTCCAAAGTCCTTGTGCTGTGGTGATTCCAGCAAATTGTTGATCACCAATTGTTCCTGGAGCAATGTCTGGATCAAATCCAGTCTGAACAATATCCTCATCATTGCTCTCATCTGAAGGATTATCTCCAACATAAACATATTCGGAGAATCTTGCAAGATAATCTTTCCACCAAATTCTTTGAGGAGAATTTACTGCAGAAACAGCATCTGATGCCTTAGAAAGGTTTAGGTGCTTCTCTAAAAGATTTCCTCTGATACCAGTTACAGATCCAGTATCATCAAAGATTGCGACATGTAGTGAGTCGTTTCTAGCATTTCTGTCTCTTGCCCACTGAGTTGCAACTGGTTTAGGTGCAATAGATCTCCAGAAGATTACTGCATTGTTCAGAGGAACAACTTGCTGATCATACCAGTCTTCTGCGGTAGCAGCACCAATTTGCCCACTAGTAAGTGCAGTAGTTCCGATTCCGGTGTAGGTAATATTCATGATATTACCTGCTTTGAATGATGTTGCCTGACTCTTAGGAGCATAATCAATAAAAACTTCAGTTGCCGCAGTTCCAACATTTCTGTTGAATGTTACTGCAGTTCCAGGGGCAGGTGAACTTTCTGTAATTGTGATGTCTGATGCTAAAGTTACAAAAGTTGATGCAACTGAAGTAATTGTTTGTGAAGCAAATCCATTCAAAACAATCAGGTCTCCGGCAACAATTCCTGTAGTGGAGTCTACATAAACTGTATTTGTGGTTCCAATTCCTGATGTGCTTGACGCAGTTGAAACTGTGGTCAATCTAACTCTTTGGAGTTCTTCTACTGCATTTTCATATCTAGAAACAATCTTAACATCAAATTCTGAATTTTGATTTTCGGAATCGGTTCTTACTCCAGTTACGATTGCCTTTAGATATCCATTAACAATTCTGGTTCTACCTCTTTCTGAGATTTTTTGATCTACTAGTGCTACAGTTACTCCAGCACCAACTTGAACTCCATGTGCAATCAGACTAGTAGTTTTAACACCAACTGTTTGATCTGCAAAGTCATCAATAAAGCAAACTTTTAGATTATTTGCCCAAGAACCTGGATTCTTAGCTGCAAAAATATAATCTGCAACATCATCGGCAAAATTTGCTTCATAGTCATCAAAGTTTTTGATTAGGAGATCTTCCTGACCAACGCCATTTTTGTTAGCATTTGCGTTGACAAGTGTATCGCCTGCAGTCCTTACAACTTTAAGAACGCCACCATATGATAAGTATGAAGATGCACTCATCCAATACTCGTATTGAGCATCTTTGTTTGATGGTTTCCCAAATACTTGAATTAGTTCATTCTCGGTAGTGATATCAGTTGGTTCATCAACTGGACCACGAGGGAATGGACCTGCAATTGCTCCGATATTGTCAAGGACATTATCGGCTCTCCCTACGGTTAAATCAACTTCTCTAACAAGTATACCAGGAGATAATTGAGGAGTCGCCATGTTTTTCTCCTAAAACTCTCAGTTTATCTAAAAAATATTTATTAAAAAAACTTCTTTCAGGAGGGAAACGATGCATGAACTTATCCTTACCAGTCCGGATATTGCCAATTAGAAGAGTATCTTTTTTTCTTTTTAGATTCTATCATTCTCTTTATTGTACATTCTTTACATTCATATGAATATGAAGATGATAGAGTATTATTTTTTCTTATTCTATAAAAACTGTCTGTTAAACTTTTTGCTATTTTGCAGGATCTACATTTTCTCTCAGTTAAAAATAAATGATCTAAATCAAACTGATCATTAACGTCCATTATAGATAATCCCACATATAAGAACGATCGCCATATTCATCGGTATACCATCTATCTCCATCTGTATCTACAAAACTTCCAGTCTCTGTACCATCAACAATAAAACCAAATGGTGCCATGTCTTGCTCTATCTGATTTTTCTGCTCTTCATATAATCTTTTTCTAACATCTTGATCAGTTAGTTCTTTAAAGTAATCCTGAGCAACTAACCAAGCATATATGACCAAACACATTGCAAGGTCATCATTACATCCTTCTTCTGCTTCAAATGAATTATGTTTTTGTATGAATGTAGTTAACTCACTCATAATTTCATAATCTCTAAAGAGAAGTTTATTCTCCTCAATCATTGTTTTTAAATTAAGACATCCAACCTTTTTAACTGTTTTAGACATCTTAACTCCTAATTGAGTCTTCTTCCCCGAAAATCCTTGTCCAACTATTTGACCTGCTCTTCCTCTCATAGAGCACATAAGAAGATTTTGATATTCCAAGTCATAATGTATAATTGATGCCACTTGATCGCCAACATCATTTACCTCACATAAAATGTAAGAATCATTATAACTTTTTGCTACATCCACAATAACAG